GCAATGATTGGCAAAACTATTTAGCCTCACTTCCTAAAATCCTTCGGGCCGATGAAGGGAAATGGGAGATAGGGCAGCAGCTAACCGAACACGTTGATTTTGAGCAACAGGGACAACCGATAAGTTTATATGGGAGATACGGGAAAAACATAGCCAAGTGCAATAAGTGCGGGGATGAATGGGTATGGGGTAGCGGTAACGACTGCGACTGCCCACCCGTTGCCGTTCCATTGGAAGCCCCAACTACGCAAGCTATCAAACCTGAAATGAAAAAGTTATCAACGTTTATTCGTGATAATGCCGTGTGCTTTGTAGGAGTAGGGAGCGAGTATGTCATGCGGGTTATCGGTGACACAACCGATGGCGACTACCGGACAGGATGGATTGTCCAGCTGCGGCCACTGGGTAGGGATGGGGAAACGCTCTTTTATTTGGTCAGCGAACTTACCGACCATGTTGAACCCTGTGATTTTAACGGCAATATTAAACCTAAAACACTTTGACAATGGATAAGAAAACAATCCAACAGTTAGCCGAAGAGACCCTGCAAAGTCATTTAGGATTAAATAGGCTGGAATTGGCATTTTGGAAGCGAATAGGCGACAACCAAAATATCTACAATAAAACATTGATGGCTCTTTGTGAGATGTTTGAGGCAGGAGCCGCTGATAAGGGTCTTGTTCTAAAAGACGGGTTAATTGAATACATCTATGATTTTGCATGGCACTATGGCCGCTTATTTCATTTGGGAAGCGCAGAAGAAATAAGACAGGCCATTAAGGAACGCTTTCAACTGCCGGAGGAATGGTTAGAGGAAGCCCCGGCCCCCCAAGCTATCCCCGAAACCAAAATAGATGAAATAAAAAATGAAATAAGTGAAATAGATGAAATCTTTAAGAAAAGCCCTTTGTATAAGGCATTAAGTGAGGCCGAAGATTATTACGAACTGTTAAGTAGTCGCAATAAACCCTTCTTTGTAGACACCTTTAGAAAGCTATTAGGGCAGTATGATAATGAAGAAATCTCACTAAGCAAGCTGGTTGAATGCTTAAATACCCAAGCCTTTAAATGGCATCAGGCCAATATACAAGCAAGTGAAGCAAACGATCAAAATACTAAACAATCAAAATCTTAAATCATGGCCGTATATGTTGACGCTTTAATTGACTATGGTTGGAAATTGGGGCCGAGTTGTCATTTATTGGCAGATTCAGAAGAGGAACTTCACGACTTCGCCCTGTCAATAGGAATGAAACGATCTTGGTTTCAGTCAGGCGATAGTCACGCTATGCCGCATTATGACCTTGTGGCAAGTAGAAGACGTTTGGCAGTCACCAAAGGAGCCATAGAGATTTCAAGAAAGCAATTATGCGAAATGCTAAATAATTATCGGGAGCAGCAACCAAAACTCTAATCAATAAAATAAAACAGTTTATGGAGCTAACAAGATATAACCTCCGGGAATGGAAAGCCCTTTTAAGAAAGGAAATGTTTGAGCAGTACGAAATAGACAATTACGATGAAACCATGTCAGATGAAGAATGGCTAAGTGATTGGGAGGGCTTCACCGTGCAGGATGTTATAGACGAAGAAGTAAGTAGTTGGCATGATTAACCTAAAATAAAAAAGCCATGAAAGTAATCAGCTTATTGCAACCCTGGGCCTCTTTAGTAGTCTCGGGCCACAAGAAAATAGAAACCCGCTCGTGGAATACCCGCTACCGGGGACCGCTGTTGATTCATGCCAGTAAAAAGAGTGATGGCTTCAATCGACAATTATATTATCAATGGCGCGAAGGATTTCGATTAAATACACCAGCGTGGGAAGAACTTCCTTTTGGAGCTATAATTGGCCAAGTGAATTTGGTTGACACCGAAACCTCTGAAAATATTGCGGCCAATCTTCCTAAATCAATTTATTGGGGCGTCGACAAAGAACTTGCCTTTGGAGATTATTCATTTAATCGCTATGGATGGTATTTATCGAACCCAGTTCAATTCCCGGCCATTATCCCCGCAAAAGGGCAACTGGGCATCTGGGAATATGATCTGCCGGAAAAGATAGGCTTTAATCTATTAGGCGGCGGTCATGCCTCCTTTGAAGGAATGCCCACGAAGGAAACCGTGGAAGCCCTGGAAAAAATGGTGGAAGTAGCAAGGCAATCCAAACTTTTTTAAGATGACCAACAATTCCGGAATTATATACGATTTAGGAGGCGGCCGCTTTGGTCTTGCCCTCCATAGAGAACAACAGGAAGCTTTTAAAAAATCAGGCCGGGTGTACCTGCATGTATTTACCGATAAGGAGTGCAGCCAACCGGAATTGGATCCTGTAACCGGCAAAAAATACGTGACCCTAAAGCATTTATCTAAAATCAAACCCATTGGCTTTTCAGACTAATGGAGTTGCCCATACCCTGAATTAACACCAATAACCCCAAAAAAACCTTTTTAAAAATGTACCTCGTAATGGAAATCGGTGGCATTGTGGCAGAACGAATAGAGCTGTGTTACGAAGGACTCAATACCTGGCAGGAGCGGCAGGCCTACCAGGAGCGTCTGGCCCGGGACCTGACGGTAAAACACGAACTCCTGCTGTATAAATACAAGCTGGATCCGGTGTTTTATGTGGAAGCACCCTCCCGTATCAATTTTCACCCGACCATGAACTAACGATCAATCTATAACTTATGAGCAAAACAATTTTTTCAGAGAACCTAAAGAAGGCAAGAAAGCTGAAAAGCTGGACCCAGCGTGAAGCATCCCAAGCTATTGGGATAAAGCTTTGTACCTACGCTTCTTACGAGGAAGGAAGAGCCGATCCCCCCAACAAAACCCTCACCTTAATTGTGGAAGTCTTCAATGTGCAGGATGACGTGTATGGATTTTTGAACAATCGGGATTTCTATGACAAAGAAGGCAGGAGAAGAAAAATTAAACTTACCAATTAAAAACAATATGACACAACAGCAATTCAACGAAGCTCAAAAAATTCAAACCGAAATCAAAAAACTTGAGGCCGGAGCAGACATCATTACCAACCCTTTTATAAGAGAGAATGCAAGGTCTGAGCTTGATGATGAAAAATATCTTAATACCTATATCTCTTCTTATAAAGATCTGATCAATGATTTTGTTGGACAGGTAGAGAAAAGGAAAAAGGAGCTGATTGACAAACTGAATAAGGAGTTAGAGTCAATTTAACAACCATTGCAGGTCCAATTATTGACTTTCGAAATAATAAAAATTAACTTAGCAAATACAAGCCACATATGCCCGCACCTAAAGGCAATCAGTTCTGGAAACTTCGGTCCAAACACGGACGAAAGAAGCTTTTTACCACCCCAAAGCTTTTAATGCAAGCCGCTACTGAATATTTTCAATGGGTGGATAACAATCCCTGGATCAAAAAAGAGCAATTAAAAAAGCCAACCGTCATAAAAGATAAGGATGGAAATCAGCGCGTGGAAACCATAGCGAACATTCCCACCGCCCGGCCTTATACACTCTCCGGTCTGTGTATTTACTTAGGCGTTAATTCTCAATACTTTATAGATTTTAAAGAATCCCTTCGACCCAAGGACGGGGAAAAGATGATCAAAAAGAACAAAGATTTTTCCGAGGTCATACACGCGATAGAGGAAATTATCCGCACCCAGAAGTTCGAGGGGGCTGCGGTGGGCGCCTTTAATGCCAACATCATTGCCCGGGACCTGGGCATGGTGGACAAGAAAGACGTTACCTCGGACGGCAAGCCACTGGGCAATAAAATGCAGATTGAGATCGTGCCACCAAGTGAGGATGACGAATGAGAATCAAAGGAACCATAGTATTTCAAAAGAACTGGGAGGCCATCGTGGCCCGCAATCCAGACGGCACCCGCAAATACCGGTATATTATCAATGAAGGCTCTTCCCGTTCCTCAAAGACCTTCTCATTGATCGACTGTTATGACGCCTATGCCCGCGAGCATGAAAACAAGCGCCTGACCGTGTGGCGGGATACCAAAAAAGACTGCAAGGACACGGTATTGCATGATACCGAAAGGCACCTTAAAAATACGGGTCGTTATAAGGCTGGCCAGGAATTCAACAAAACCGAAAGCTTTTTCAGGTACGCTACCGGTACCACCTTTGAGATCCATGGTACCGATGACGATGAAAAGGTGCACGGTTTGACCCAGGACGCCGCCTGGATCAACGAGCCCTATAAATGGAGCAGGGATACCTTCGACCAGATTGACCAGCGGACGAGCGATTTTATTTTTATTGACTGGAACCCTAAAAAGGCTCATTTCATAGAGGACCTTAAAAAGGATCCCCGGGCCATCGTGATCAAAAGCACGTTCCGGGACAACCCCTTTTGCCCCATTGAGCAGAAGCGCAAGATATTGTCATACCAGCCGGTGGCTATGTGTGACTTGGTTGTAAGCAAGCTGCTCACCGAGCCGGAGGCCAGGGCCTATGATCTGCTGGCCAATCCCAAAGGATTCAGTGAAAAACAAATCAAGGAACTGCGCCGGTGTAGAGAAAATGAAGACAAGAAGAGCGCCAATGCCTTTAACTGGTCGGTGTATGGCCTGGGCGAAAAAGCAGAGAAACCTCACCGCATCTTCCACTGGCAGGAAATCCCGGATGAAGTATATAAGGCTATTACTTCCAAAATCTACACGGGGGTGGACTGGGGGGTGGTGGATCCCTGGGGAATTGTGGAGGCCAAGTATTACGATGGCGCTTTGTACCTGCATGAACGCAACTACCTAAGTGAAACAGAGATCCGCTCCAAGCTTACCTTGACGGAACTGGCCCAGATCAGCGGGGATGATGAGGGAATTGTGAAACACATGTTTGGGAAATTGGGTATTGACAAGAAGACCGAGGTGGTGTGTGATGACAATAGGCCGCTCAAGATCGCAGCCCTCCGTAGGGCAGGTTGGGCGCACGCCTATCCGGCCAACAAGGTCAAAGGATCTATTTTGGATGGCATTAATCTACTCAACAATATGCCGGTATATTACACGGCCTCAAGCACGAACCTGAAATATGAGCAGGAGAACTACAGCCGGCAGGTGGACCGGTATGGCATCGTGCTGGAAGAGCCGGAGGATATTGATAATCATCTTATGGATCCTTCCAGGTATATCGCACTGTTCCTGCAGGCAAGGGGTATCATTAAGAGGGTTTAAGGCGTTGTGGGCGGCGCATATTGGGATATGTGCTCCAGTCTGTAAGGCTTGCCATATTTCTCACACCGCTTATTCACCTCATTTTGCATTTGGACAAGCTGTGGATTTAGGTTTGAGATATCGTGTTTTCTTCTTGCTTTCGGAGCTAATCCTGTTATATAGGCAACCATTCCCTTCATTTCTGCTTTAAATTCCTGATTCATTAGCTGCATGATATAATTCATATAATCGGAAACGAGGTGAAAATCAAAGGTGGTGCTGGGAACCCTATATTGAGTAATATCAGGTGGATAAAACTGGCCAGTCCCTTTTGCCCTGCAATTATGAGCGATAAATAGGCTTCGGAACTTCCTTATTTCTGACCACTTATTCAATAAATCAATAACTGGCGATAATATCTCCCTGAATTCCAGTACCCTTTTCTTATACTCAGATTCTACTTGGGTAAAATGTCCGTTATACTCTTCCTGGAATATGGCCAATTGCAAAATGATTAATGTGGCATTATCAACAAGGAAATCCCGATCTGCTACAAGGATCATTTCACCATTTTCTATTTTTCGGGTACGTTCAATGACTCTTTGAATTACATTAGAACATTTGTGCAGTATAAAAAGGGATTCATATAGTTTTATAGGCTCTTTCATGGACGCTATTTTGGTATTTTAATATTAACATGGTACCCATGCTCCAACAGCATGTCGATGGCGGCACCATTCTTTAATTCGCCATCATTAAACCGCTTTAGGAACATCCGGTATTTGGCCCCCTTATTGGTGCGCTGCTTAGCCTCCTTTTTAAATGTTTCGGAGTTAACCAGGTGTTCGACTGCTTTAGAAATATCCATATTCAAAGGTAAATTATTTTTGAAAAAAGTGTAAAATAATTTTACACATTCAAATACTTTTCCTATCTTTATGTGGTAATCGAAACGAGGAGCGAACCTCGAAAAAAACTTCAAGTTCTTTACATGTTAAATGAAATTCTCAAGATTGCGGAAAGCAATCCAGACGGCTTCACGATCAAACTTCCAAGCCTCGAACCAGTAGAAAACGGAATTGTGGCAGCGTACTTAGAGACGCAAGACAGTTTCGGAAATGAGGGCCTGACCAGAGTAATTAACCACGCAATGCAGCACGACAAAACGATTGGTGGTTGGTTCAATGAGGAAAATGAGCAGTACTACTTTGATTCGGTTAAGGTCTTTGAATCGAGAGACGAAGCGATCAAGTTCGGGATAGCAAACCAACAAATTGCAATCTACGACCTGACAAACCGAGAATTGATTAAACTCTAAAAAGAAGGGGTCGCAAGGCCCCTCTTTAAAACATTTTATATGAAAAATTTTGATCTATTGCCCTTGGATGAAATCCAGATGCAAAGGGTAAAAAAGTTTGCCGAAATGCACCAGCGTTATGGGGGTATTATTATTGACGTTATAGCTGGCGACAAAGTGAGCGGTGAATACCTGATCCGAGTAAAAGATAAAAAAGGAAGTTTAAACATTGATTCCTTAATTCAGAAAGCTCAGGAGGTATTCGCCGGTGAAGTGCCAGAAGACCTTAGATTGTATTTTACCGTCATGGAGGAAGAGGATTCGAAGTATTACCTGACCTGGGACCATAGGCACGTGATTCGGGTGCATAAGTATTTTCAGGTGTGGGATGTGGAAAAGGATTTTTTAAATCCCGATCGGCAGGATGGATCCTTTAAATTACTTTTTGTAAGTGGTACTAAGGGAGAAACAGCAAAGGCCCTAAATTGGTTCAAACGTTATTTAATCACTCATAAAGAAAGAATATGATCGACCAAGCAATAAAGGACAAGTTGAACCTAAAGCCATCTGATAAGCAAACAGGTGAATCATTTATTAACAACTGTGAAGTGATGATCATTCCTGCATTATCGATTTTAGATAATTCGGTTTATCTGATGGGCTGCAACAGAGAAGGGAAGCCATTGCAAGAACAACACCTTTGCCTTTACACCTCAAATTCTGACAGATCAATGTATGTGGCAAAAGGGTTTTTCTTTGATTGTCCAGTAGAGGAAATATTTGAGAAATTAAATGATATGATCTTAAATAATTTACAATGATCAAAGCAAATGAATTAAGAATCGGAAATTGGGTAAGAGGTAAAAATAAATACAAGCAAACAGAAGAACTTATACAAGTAGAGAGCATCCACTATAAGGGAATAAATGTGTTTGATGATACAGAGTATGGCCATCCAGTTATTGAAGCCGATTATTCGTTTGATTGTTTACAGCCTATACCATTAACCCCTGAACTGCTTGAAAGAGCTGGGTTTGAAAAGGAGACGAGTGAAGATATTGAGGAAAGAACGATTTATAGTATACAGGTTGCAAACAACACATCCTTATACTTTGATCCGCATAAAGATTGGATGAGAGACGATTATGAGGTAGAATGGTACTTATCGCATGAGTGGAATAATAATCATTTTAAAAATGACTTTTGGAAAAGGCCCAAATACCTGCACCAACTCCAAAACCTCTACTTTACCTTAACCGGTGAAGAACTAAACATTGATTTATGATACCAGCATCAGAACTAAGGATCGGGAACTATATCCAATTTAAAGAGTTATTCCTCAAAATAAAGGGCTGTGAGTCGGATGATACGTCCTATAAGGCGCTGGTAGTAATTCCAAAGTCAGGGCCGCTTTTGGTTCCTATTGAAAGGATTGAGCCTATCCAACTAACCCCTGAACTCCTTAAGAAAGCAGGCTTTAAAAAACATATCAGTTCTGATAGAGTAATGGAACACTATTTTAAAGGCGACATTATCTTTTTGAGCAGGGTAAAAGGGACAGATGAATTCTACATAGAACACTATAGGCCCTCATCGGAAAAGGTGGAAGTAAAGTCCGTCCACCAGCTCCAAAACCTCTATTTTGCCCTGACGAGTCACGAAATTGAAATAAACTTATAAGTTAACTTTATAGTCTTATGGATATAAACGTATCACACCCCGCAACCTTGGGCGAAACACCCCTGATTATCACCTGGGCCGATGCTGCCAACCCCTCAGAGGAAATGGGTAGAAAAAAAATTAAGCCCAAAGGCAAAGCTACTTTAAGCCTACCCAATGATAAGTTGTACGTGATAAAGGCCTATGAGTCCCAAGACGGGGAAACCCTGGGCGCATTGCTCAAAGATTTCATGATCGATGCGATCCACCACAATCAATACTGACCCCTCTATTTACTAAATATTTTAGATAGCCCACTGCCATAACTACAATCTTATAAAATTTTACATTTCCCTCAAAGCGGCCACTACAGTGGTTTTCAGGTAGCTCTATTCCCACTTATGCACGCCTGTTAATATCCCTGCTTTTTATTTCGTAGTTCCATTTATTAGGTTAGCAGCCAGCCGGATCACTTTGTTTTTGATTCCTAAATAGAATCCAAACAAGTCGCCAATGTCAATTTCACCTAAACGCAAGGGTAATCCCTTTGCTACATCTTTTTTAAAAGGGTTAGTTCTGTCCATTCAGGCCAGGGCTAACCCTTTTTGCTTTGAACCATGGACAAAACAATCGTTATAACAGCCGCTTATTTGGTAGGGTTCTTCTTTTCCTACGCTATGCTGCGTATTGAACACGAGGCCGAAGGAAGAGTTTATACCAAGTTGGACCGGCTCTTAAATGTGGTGTTTTCTCTGTTGTCGTTCGCTACGGTGCTATTGATACTGGCAGGAGCGTGGTTTAAAAAGATCGGTCAATTGGGATATTGGGATAAACCTGTCAAACCGAAGCGTAAATGAGTTTAATAAGTGCTGTCAAGTCAACGCCAATACTGACCGGAATCCTGGATCCCCGAACCTACAGAAGTGCGACGGATGGTTTTTGGCTATTCGGCGCAGGACCTAATAAGACGGATATCCATTTTTCTTTTAGCTCTTTGAATGATTGTATTAAAGCCTATGAGTGCTGCCCGCCGGTATCCACCATCATCAATCGGAAGGCGGAAGCCCACATCAACGGCAAGACCTACATTGTCAATACCCAGGGAAAAGCAAAGGAAAAGGAAGCCACCGGAGAAGTAGCAGCAAGGATTCGGCGTGTGATGTCACAACCCAACCCACTGCAGGACTGGATGCAGTTCGACGCCATGGTAAAAGTCTATGTGCAGCTGTTTGGATACTGTCCAATCCTCATGATTCGGCCAACGGGTTTTGACGGGAGCTATTGCACCCGGCTGTGGATCATTCCACCGTTTCTTTTGGACATTGAAGAATCCGACGAGCTTTTTTACCGAACGGAGAAGCCTATTAAGAAAATCACTCTGAGCTACCGCGGACAAACGGCCAACCTCAGCCCGGATGATATTTTCTTTATCAAGGACTTCACCATCTCGCTTTCTTCCTTGGTCCTTCCGCAGCCACGGATCAAATCACTGGCGGATCCGATCAGTAATATCATCGGAGCATTTATCAGTAGAAAAGTGCTGATCAACCGCAGGGGAGCGATGGGAATACTTTCGAACGGAGCCAAAGATCAAATCGGACAAATTCCATTGGATGACACGGAAAAGGAACGGGTACAAAAAGAGCTAATGAGTTATGGCCTTCGCGCAGATCAGTGGCAAGTGATTGTGACCAATGCAGCCCTTCAATGGCAGCAAATGGGGTATCCGACAAAGGATCTGATGCTCTTTGAAGAGGTAAACGAATCCACCATGACCGTGTGTGATGGATTGGGCTACATCTATAGGCTTCTTTCTTCGGAAAATACAAATTCATTAGGCGGTAGCGATGTGAAGGAGTTCAAGGCGATGCTGTATCAGGATTTTGTAGTGCCGGAAGCCTACCGAATCTATGAACAGTACAACAAGCTGTTTAATACCGAAAAGTATTTCTTAAGCATTCAAAAGGATTTTTCAGAGGTCCCAGCATTGCAAAAGGATGCCGTTCAACAGGCCAATGCCCTGTTGACAAGGAACAAGGCTTTCCAGATTGCATTAACCAGTAATGCCTGCACGATCAACGAATGGAGAATAAAGAATGGTGATGATCCTATTTCCGAAGAATGGGCTAATCTGTACTATTTCCAGTTGAAAGCGCAGGGAATTGTGTTTGGATCCATGAGTAATGCAGGCTCAAACAGTGACAACCAGAACCAAAACCAAGAAGACGGAGCTAATAATTCCAATGGAAGCTAAATATATCATAACGCTGCGAGAGCCGATCAACACCGGTAGCGGGGTGACGGCGGTGCTGTCGGTCAGGGATTTTTCCATTGATACCGAAGCGGGTATAGTGGACTATCACTTAGAACAAGGCGAGGGGGTGCTTCCCTTAAAGAACATAGCCGGGATTTATCCGGTAAAACCAAGCAAATGAGCAAGATCATACCAGGACCCACCATTCCGGATGAAGGCTACAGACAGAATGTGCCCGATCCGTTGCCCTTTATGCTCTTGGCTATTTGCGTTGGGTTTGTGGTGGCGGTGTGGATTATAAAAGTAAAACATGGTTAAGGTGAAACGATTCTTTATAAAAATAGTGCTGTGGATGCTCCTGCCTTTTGTAAGGCTGAGGAACTGGACCGTGAAACGACTTTTAAAACTCAGGGCCAAGCTGCAACTGGGTTCCCTTCGGGAAGCGATTGTGCAGGCGGATCAGGATAAAGAAAAGACGGGCCGCAAGAATATGGTGGTTTTTAACACCACTTCTGGAAAGTACGAACCGGTGCAAAAAAAGCTCTTAAAAGCCGCCTCTCAGATGGGCAAGAACCGAAGCAACAAGGCTCATACAGAAGGCAGAAGGCGCATGTTAAAACATAAGGAGCGGGCCTTTACCCCGCAGAGGGTCAAACACATTGAGAAAAAATCGCTGTATGTCACAAACTAACGATAAACCCAAGGTAGATATTAAGGCTTTAGAACAGGAGAAGAAGAAAAAAGAGAAAGCCCTTTCTACCGGAAAAATAGTCAAAAAGTAATGAGCAAGCCAACCGTAAAACTGGGAAATGTCACCGTACCGGCGAACCTAAGCCAAAAGGACTTATTAAAGTTCCTGGTGGAAAATAAGGCCCTGTTGATCCAGGAAAAAAAATCAGCGATCAAACACGCCGATGCCCTTGCGGTGGGCGTGGACCTTTCTACCCGGTATTTTATTGATCAGGAAGGAAAGCTCACCAAAGCAGCCAGCGACCTGTCAAAAGCTCCGGGCGGCGTGGAAACAGTGCTCTGTGTGATCAATACCACCAACTGGATGGATTCACACTCAGACGTGCATATCCCCGGTATCTGGAACAAGAGCCTTAAGGATAGCCCCCTTCAGTTGCATCTGCAAGAGCACAATATGGGATTTCTGTATGTGATCTCCGATGAATCCAAGGCCTATACCCAGAAAATGACCTGGAAGGAACTGGGCTTTGACCTCGCTGGGGTGACCGAAGCTTTAATCTTCGCCTCTCCGCTGAAGGGTCGTAACCCGTTCATGGAAGACCAATACCGAAAAGGTTTTGTGAAGAATCATTCGGTGGGTATGCGCTACGTCACTATTAAGCTCTGTGTGAACGAGCCGGAGGATGAGTATTTCAAAGAAGAATACGCCAACTGGGTGCAGTATGCGCCCATGGTTGTCAACATCCATGACGCTGAAGCCCAGGGCTATTTCTGGGCCGTACTCGAAGCCAAAGTAATTGAAGGTTCGGCTGTCGTAAAAGGCAGCAACGTAATAACACCGACCATAGGATTTAAATCCGCTGAGCCGTCCTTAGACACTCAGACTAAGCAGCCGGAGTCTTCCACTGCCAGTACAGGAGCAGAACCGAAGGTGGACCTTGACAAAATCACCAAATTTCTCAACACCTAAAAAGGAAAGACAAACATGAAAACATTAAAATTGGTTCAATCGAACAAGTTTTTGATGGCGGGTCTCCTGTTTTTAGTGACAGCCCTACTGATGATACTGGGCCGGCACGAAGAAGCACACGGCGCCCTCATCGCCAATACCGCCATCGTCTCGCTGAGCGACCAGGAAAAAGAAGGCTTAAACGAAACGGAACAAAAGTTCCTGTTGGCCTGTAAGAAAATGGTTGCCCAGGTAAAAGAAGAAATCCCCCATGGCACCATTACCAAGGAAGAAGCCCAGGTCCTGATCGACCAAATTAAAAAGGATATCGATAAGACGCAGGGCGACCAGGCTACCGATTTAAAAGGACAGATCAAAAAGCTGGAAGACATCCTGAAAACACAAGGTGACGTGCTGACCGAGATCCGCATGGGTGCTGCTAATGTAGCCGCTGCCAAAACTCTGTTGCAGGTAGTAAAAGACAACGCAGAGCAACTGAAAGCCTCTACCCAAAAAGGTAAAGAGCACACCTTTGAAATCAAAGCCAACACGCTGCGCTCTTCGATCACCTCCAACCCCAATGCGCTGGATATCCCTGAGATCGGACAGCTGGCCACCCGTCAACTGACCGTCTATGATATCTTCCGCAAAGTCCCGGTAGCCAAGGATAGAAATGGTACGGTACGGTACGTGGACTGGGATAAAGACACCATCGCAAGGGCCGCCGCTGCCATTGCGGAAGGTGGAACCTTCCCTGCTTCTACAGCTAAGTGGGCTACTTATACACTGAACCTCGAAAAGATCGGTGACTCCATTCCCCTCTCCGAAGAGTTCATGTATGATGCCAGCGCCTTTGCCGCCGAGTTGGAAAACTTCCTGAAAGTCAACGTGGCCATCAAAGTAGATACGGATTTGATCGCAGGTGATGGTTCTTCCCCCAACTTAAACGGTCTTTTAAATCAAATCGATGCCTTTACGGCCTCGGCCTCCGGGATTACCGACGCCTCCATTTATGATTTGATCGTAAAGGTGCGCGAAGCCATCACCAAATCGTATGGTTCTAAATACTCCCCCAACGTGGCGCTGATGAACATCACAGACATCAACAAGATGAAGCTGAAAAAAGACGCCAACAACAACTACATCCTGCCGCCTTTCCAGGATCGTAACGGTAATGTAGTGGACGGGGTAACGGTCATTGAATGCAACTCTATTACCGCCAATACGATGGTCGTGGGTGATAGCCGTTATGGGGCGATCTACGAAGAAGACGGGGTAACGGTGCAGACCGGTTTTGCCACAGGTGACTTTGAATCGGACATGATGACCATCAAGGCCCGTAGAAGGTTGAACCTGTTGATCCGCAAGGCTGATAAAACCGGCTGGCTCAAGGTCACCTCCATCAGTGCCGCTTTAACCACTCTGGCCACCTAATACTATTAAGCAATGAGAGTCGTAGAATTCTTAATTGATTTTGCTGATAAAACTAAAGGCGAGCAATTCCGTTGCGACGGAATGCTCGCTAACCAACTCGTCGTGCATGATGGGGTAGCTAAATACGTGGATGTGGTAAGTGAGACAGACGCCGTATTTGAGCCGCTACCGGAAGTAACGGAAGAAACCACAGTAGAGGAAAAAACATCGCAACCCAAAACAAAAAAGAAAGGTAAGTAGTAAATGGCGCTGATCGACACATCGTATTTCTACTGGGATTTGAGTATCGCTCAAATTGCGGATGCGGCTGTGAGCAACACGGTCCAGAAGTTCATTGACCGGCTGGAACCCAAACTGCTCACAGACCTCTTCGGCTATGAGCTGTACAAAAAATACCTGGATGGAATCAGTGCTGGTACCCAGAAGTATGTAGATATCCGCGATGGAAAAGAATATACCAATCGGGCAGGAAAACTTACCAAATGGAGAGGGCTTAAGGAAGTTACCCTAAAGCAAAGCCTGATCGCTTGTTATGTCTACTGGCACTACCAGAGAAACGAGGCGACCAACACTACGGGTACGGGTGAAAAAACCCAGAATGCCCAGAACGCTGTTTCGGCTTCCCCGAGGTGGAAACTTGTCCGGGCCTGGAACCAGATGGTCGAGTGGAACTGCGAGCTGGTAGAGTTCTTACTTTCCATGGAAGCGGATTACCCGGAGTTTCTATATCACTACTCAGATAGAGCCTTACAAAACCTGTTAACCCCTGTAAATCCCCTGTTTTGAATAATCCTGAATACATAGTTGTCGATGAATTGGGTGCAGTAGTAGAAGCGGTGAAAACTGCTTTGGACCTTGGTGCGCTCAATTATCAGTACGGCTATGTAGAGGAGCTGAATCAAACCCTCACGCAATGGGCGAAGGATCCGGAATATTCCCTTCTTCGCTTCCCTTTGGTGTGGGTGATGCAGCCCTTCACGATTGTTCGCGGTAAACCTGGAATTTATGGATCGGTGGAAGGTCTTCGAATCTTTATCATCCAAAGTAGCCAGAAAACCCTTCGGGCCGCGGAAAGGATGGAAGGAAACTTCAAAGAAGTGATCTATCCGATTTACCGGGAGCTATTGAATCAATTAAACGAGTCAGTGGCATTTGTGGATGCGCCCCAGCGCAAACACCGGTTCACGGACCGCTACTACTGGGGAGAGGCGCAACAATCTGTCCTAAGCGATGTAGTCGATTGTTCCGAAATCTCAAATCTCGAACTGGATATTCATAATAATCAAAATTGTCCACCATTTAAAAGCTTTTAATAATGAGCGATATCATAAATGTAGCCAACTGTGCCAGGCAAGACTCAGTCTTCAACGTTGGTGTACCACCTTGTGACCTGGCCAAAGGAAAAATCAAAGGCGTCATCTTTGCTGACAAGGGCGTGACCTTCTCAGCTGCCGATTGCGCCTCGGCCACTGCTTTCATTGCAGCGGTAAAAACAAAGACCACCGCTGCCCGTGGCGGCCGTGTCTATCCCATCTGGGATCTTTTGAACTTTGAAGACAATACCGGTGACCCCTCCACTGGTTCAGTAGGTAACCTCTCTACGGCTACCATCGTGACCTCGGACGCCGTTCCGGCCTTCTCTTTTGGTTATAATGGTTCAGAAGCCCGTCACCGTAGAATGGCAGAAATGGCCGGTGCTTCCCTGGACATCTTCTTCGTTGATGACAAGTTTGCCGTGTATGGCACCCTGGTAGAAGGGGAGTTTGCAGGCTTCTCTGTATTGCAGGCCTATGTGGATACCTCGAAGTTCATCGTATCGGATTCTGTTAACCAATACCGTTTCCGCGTTACCCTGGGCTCTATCTCAGAGTACCGTGAGAACTCCGCTTATGTAGTGGCAAACAGTGGTATCACCGCTGCTGCCGGTCTGGTGAACGTGAATTTGTCCGTGCTGTCCAATGCCTCTAACGTTTACAAGATCAAATACATCGCCGATGGTGGTACCGATCTGGAACCCCTGTATGGGGCGGCTGTGGCTGGACTTACGTTCACAGCGGAAAACCTGGAAACCGGTGCTGCCTTCACCGTGACTTCGGTGGCGGATGATACAGCTTTGGATGCACTGACTGTAACGCTGGATTCTACTGCCTATACAGCTTTGGCCAGCGGTGACAGGGTGCAACTCAATGGGCCTTCAGCCGCTGCTTTGGCCGGTGCGGGTGTGAAGCCTTACGAGTTCCAGCCGGTGATCATCACCAAGCCATAATCTGGGATTTAATAAACCCGAAGTAAGCTGCTTGCGATAGCGGCAGCTTACTTCTTTAAAAGTTTCACCTGCAATTTTTAATCATGAAGCATATTTCAGTATTCGTAGATGGCCACCACCTGCACGCCCGCCACTTTGCCTCGTTTTCCGAGGAAGAAGGCGTAAAAAAGTTTTTGGCCGATGGCATTACTAAAGATGAAAAGTGGGCCAAACGGGCGCATGCCGCCTGTGTGAAGGCAGTAAAGGATCAAGAACCCAAAGCGGAAATAAAGCCTGTAAAAACAAAAGCAAGCGAGGCAGAAAAATAATGGGGACCATCAGCCGGCTCATAGCGAATACTCAAAAGGTCAGTATGCAGGGCGTGCTGGAAGATTCTTTTGACGCCACGAAAAAGGAGATGATCCGTCTGCAAAAAGACCAACTCTTACATGGAGAAAGGGCCGATGGTAAAAAGATAGGCAAGTACCGCAGTCCATCCTATGCCAAGAAAAAGCATGCTCAAAACCCCCTGGCGGGTTATGGCAACATGGACTGGAAGTTAACCGGAGAGTTGCATAAGGAAATCTTCGCGGACGTGCGGGAAAACTCCGTGGTGCTGGACAGTGCCGACCCTAAGACCGGCAAATTGATTGAGGCCCATGGCGATCCTTTTGGGCTTACGGAGAAGAACAGTGGCGCGTATGCGAAAGATATCCTGGCACCGGAGGCTGTGAGAAGAATCCGCAATCAAATCTTAAAATAATGTCCTGTGAAGGTTGTAACCAAAAACTAATCGAAGCAAATGAAGCCAAACAAAAGATTTTTGAGGAGGCTCAGGCGATGGCCAACCGAGATGGAGTATGGTACGGCATCTACACCGATGAATCCGGAAATGAGCGGATCATCCGTGCCGATCTCGCCCAGAACTACCCCATCCGCGCCTACGTTTCACCAAAGCTGTGAAACGCTGCCGTACAGCACACTCATTTTGGTTTGGGTGAAAAAAGACCTTTCGCTGCTGACCATCAGCGGCGAGCCCTCGGAAGAGGATTTGGCAAAAGCGTATGATGCGATCATGCTGGAGTTTTCTGATTTGATTCGGACCGAAAAGACCACCTCAGTCTTTGACCTGTATAAACGGCTTTCCTACACCAAATGGAAGCTGACCTATTTGGGCTGGGCGCTATCCTATTTAAAACACCAATATAAAAAAGAGTACGCGGAGCGCATTTCCCTGCTGGGCTACGACTTGATTGAAGAAATGGAAGACCGCGAGGCGTATCTAAAGCAAATCTACCTGGTGGAAAATGACGCCAAGTTTTTGGTGGTGCAGCTCAACCAGTTATCCAATGAATACAAGCTGTTAAATCCAGCGTCCACCAGCGAGGAAAGTGAGCGCACGGCCATGGACTATCAAAAGGAACTGGCCATCCTGTCGCGGTTTATGGGCAAGTGGATCCGGGCAGATGAAATCACTGTTTTTGAATTCTGTTCAATTGTAAACGCTTATCTGGACTATTATAAAACGAAAGTAAGTGGAGCAACTGTTTGATCATTTTTCGGACCTCAGCGCCCTTGAAAGGGAGAAGGCAAGCGTCATTAAAATCTTCAAGGAAATTGAAGATGGTATTGAGCGTTTGTCCAACTTGGGCTTTAAGCTGGATTCCGCTAAAGGGATTGCAGAACTTAACCAGGCTAACAAACAGTTGGAGAAAACCCAAAATGACCTGCTCAACACCCAAAAGAAACTGGCCGATCAGCAGAAAAAAAATGTGGACCTAACAGCCGAAAATATCCGGCTGTCCAATCAGGCGTCAGGCGCAACCGATGGCCAGACTCAAGCCCAGAAAAATTATAATGCTGAACAGACTAAAACCGCTGAACGCCTGCTGGACCTGAAGGCCCGTCTGCAGGAGGTGAGAGATGGCATGAAAAAGCTCAACGAGTTTGGCGATGTAGTCAATGTCAACCCTGAACTAAAAGCCGAACTGATTGCCCTAACCGAAGAAGAGGCCAATTTGAAAGTGCAAATCGATGAGGCCAATCGCATGCTACGCAACCAGGCCAAGGAAGCCGTTGCCAATGAAGGAAGCGTAAATGAATTAAGAGCGAAGCTTAATCAACTGCTGCAAACCTTTGACGCCCTAAGTAAGGCAGATCAGAAAGGCGCTTCCGGACAGAATTTGCTTAGTGAGATTAATCAAATTACCGACCAGATTAAAGAGCAGGAATTTGCCTCTCAGCGCTTTCAGCGCAATGTGGGTAATTATGCTAATTCCCTTTCTCCTTTTTTTGAAAAGCTTACAGAGCAGATTTCCAAGTTAAAGACAGAACAAAAAGGACTGCAGGACCTGCGCACCTCTAATCCCATCGGCTTTCAATTAAGCGGGGGAAATGATCGGTTAAACCAGGTCAATGCCGAACTGCAGCAATACAACAACATTCAGCAGGTAGGCTTTAAGCTTACTGGCAATTATGTGCAGCAAGTCCACACCTTGGAAAATGCTTTTGAGGACGCCGCTAAAAAAGGAAACCTAAGCGCAGAAGCTGTTGCTGCATTCCGAAGTGAACTCTCCAAGGCCAAGGGTGCCTATGTGGGCACGTTTAGCGGAGCCTTTGATGTATTGGTGCATGAACTGGATCAGGTACGACAAAAACTGAAAGACCCCAGCCTCTCAGGTGATCAATTCAAGCAACTGCAAAAAGAAGAGCAGTTACTGACTCAGCTTACCGAGCAACTGCAGCAAGGCTTTTCCTCTACCGTCAAGGAACTGCGGACCATGACTGAGGTGAGTAAAAAGCTGGGGACGGAGTTCGGCACCGATAGTGAGATTTTCCTGGCATTCGCCGAGCAGGTAGGCAATGCTAAAAACGAGTTAGGGGATGTAGAGCAGATCCTAAAACAAAAAGCTTCTGATACCAAGTTCCTGGATAGTGCTGTAGCCTCTGTCAATGCGTTGGCTGGTGCCTATAGTGCCGCCCAGGGAGCGCAGGCCCTCTTTGGAGATGGCTCCGAAGATGTGCAGCGCACCATGATCAAGCTACAGGCACTACTTACCATTGTAAACGGTCTGCAATCCATTCAAAATGCCCTGCAAACAGAAAGTGGTGCTGTGCAAGGCGTACTGGCTGCAAAACTTGGACTGGTGAATGCTGCCAAGGCCTTGCAGGCCCGCTTCTCTACCCAAACTGCGGTAGCCGCCCAGGCGGAAGCTGTAGCCCAAGGCGAGGCCGCTGCTGCTGCAGAAGCGTCTGCCGTGGCCCAAACGGAGAATGCCGCTGCTACCGAGGCGGCTGTAGTTGCCGAAGGGGAGATGGCCGCTGCTGCCGGTACAGCTGCCATAGCCATGGAAGGAGAAGCCGCTGCAGCTGTTGCTGCTACCGGTGCCACCACCGCCTTTAGTACCGCGCTCATTGCCTCCGGTATTGGAGTGGCTATTGCCGCCATTATTGCCGGTGTGGTGTATCTGGTCGCCAAGATCAACGAATGGGCTGGGGCAGGAGAGAAGGCCTTAAAGCTGCAAAACGATTTGGCTGATGCTACCAAGTCTTTGAACGATACGCTGGTAGAGCAGGCCAATCTGTACGGTTCTTCCGATCAAAGCCTGCGCAAGTTTTTACAAGGTCAGGTAGATGCAGCCTCGAAAGCCGGTCTATCTCAGGCCAAACAATTTGCCCTTAAAAAACAACTGGCTAAGGAAGAGCAACGCCTGGCGAATGATCAGGTGGATATATTAGAAGCTACCAATGCTGCTCAAGCCAAGTCCCTCACCACGCTTGAGAATATCAACGATAAGAAAGTATATATACAAAAGCAATACAACCAAGCGATAGCCAATGAGCTTGCGATAGCCCAAAGGCATAATAATGCTGTAAAGAATGGAGATGTCAAGCAGCAGCTACAAACAGGGAAGGAAAAGCAGGATAATGAAAAGCAGATTGAGGTTCTGGGTAAGATTTTAGAGAGTTATCAAAAACAATACGACACAGAAAAATCGATTTATGATCAACGGGAACAGGCCCGCCAGGCAAGGGATGCGGCTAATAAAAATGTAGCAGATCTTCAGACCGAAGAAGCCAAGTTTAACGCCGATGAACAGCGCAAATTAATTTTGGAAACCACCCGCATTGAGGTGGAAGCCACACAGGATAAAAACAGCCTGATTTTATCCAATGAGCGCAGCACTTTAGGCCAGCGTATTGCAGCGCTGAAAGAAAATCTGACGGCTCAAAAAAGACTGATAGAAGCGGAGAAAACCAATGTGCTGAATGATCCTTCGACCAGTGTGGTGGATAAAGCCATTGCCATTCGTAAGGCCGCACAGCAAGAGATCAAGGTCACCCAAGAAACGCAGAAAGCCATCGCAGACACCCAAGAAAGTTTCAGGTTACGGGACCTGCAAGCCCAAAAAGACATACTGGAACAAAAACTCCAACTGGAGATTTCGACCAACAAAGCCGTTGCCGCCAATAGTGTCTTCACCTACGAGCAGCGCCTGCAGGCCTTGCAGCAATATACGGCCGATGAAAAAAGACTACTGGATGCCAACTATAAACTAAAGCTCCAACAGGCGGGTATCTCCGACACGGACATTGAAAAGCTGCAGCAGGATAGTCATTATAAAGTTCAGAATAAGAAAATCACCGATGAGGAACTCTTGCGCCTGGAAAAGGAATACGAAAACGGGGTACTACAACTTTCTGTAGATACCAATAAGGCCGTTACCGACCTACTGAAGCAGGAGCTGGACAAACAAAAAAATATTAGGGCGGAGAACATCCAGGCCATTAAGCAACTCTTTGACTCCGTTGGAGTAGGTGCTTCCAATAAATACGCCGGGGATGTACAGGCGCTGAATAACTCACTGCTCAAGCAAGAGATATCGGTCAAGGAATACAACAAACGCCGTCTGAAACTGGACGCTGAATTCCAAAGAGATTTGGAAGCTTCCCGTATCAGTGCCATTCAGCAGGAACTCAACGAATACACGGACGCCGAAGAAAAGAAGATCCAGGCACAGGCCAAGGTGGATACTATTAAGCAACAGCTGGAAAAAGAATCCGATCCTGATAACCAGATCCGATTGTCGAATGCCCTGGATGTGGCCCAAAAGGAACTGGACATTGCCAAAGAATCGGTCAATAGCAAAATAGCCTTGGAGCAGAAACTGGCGGATGCAAGGGTAGCCGTTCAAAAAGAAGCCACTGCTAAACTCATTGAACTCAACCAGCAACTGGAAAGCAAGTACGCAGAGCTGGTCAGCCAGGTACTGGAAACCTTTACCGCTATTGGTGATGGTGTGTACGACTCGCAAAAGAACGACCTGCAGGATCAAATCGACCAGATCGAAAAAGTAAAAGAGGCCGACATTGACCGTATCAACGCCTCTGGTGATGCGGAAGAAACCAAGGCTGCCCGCGTAAAACTGGTAGAAGCCAAGGCGCAATCGGATAAGGAAGCGTTGGAGCGTAGACAAAAACAACTCGACAGGCAAAAAGCCATCTTTGAGAGGGCCATGGGTTCTTTTAATATTATCGTGAGTGGAATAGAAGCTGTAGCAAAAATTAAAGCAACTGCAGCTGTGTTGGCTGCCGATCCTTTAACAGCACCGTTAGCACCGCTTGCTCTTGCCCAAATACCAATCACCGTGGCTACAACTGGAGCCCAATTGGCTGCATTATTGGCGACTCCATTACCGAAGTTTGCCCGCGGTACCCAGCACTCACCGGAAGGCTGGGCGATCGTAGGGGAGGCCGGACGCGAGTTTGTGGAAACCCCTCAAGGCGAAAGAAAACTGGTAGATAAACCTACCCAGCTCTGGCTGGATAGGGGTAGTAAGGTCCTTCCCAACCCGGTCACCGAAAAGATGATCCAAAGTGGAGTAAAGCCTTCGCAAAAGCCACTGGTGTACAGCCTGTTTCCCTTCCTTGAGCCCAAAGTAAAAGCTATTCCAACTATAGCGCAGCTACCCGTATTTGACGTAGCGCCTATCCCTGTCCGCAAGTTCTATGAGGAAAAGAAAAGCCAGGTAAAGGCAAGCACGCAAAAGGTGGAAAGTAAAAGAACTGCATCTAAATCACTATTGGAACTATCAAGGGAAACCAAGGTTAGTATTACCGCTCATCGTGTGGTCAGTGATCTGTCCCGCGCCGCTCAAAGTGATGTTACCCGGGTGATGAGTGCACCACCAAAGATGGAGAAGGGGACTCATCAAAACAACGTAGAGGTACTGGAAGAAATCAAAAAAACCAACAAGGAACTAAAAGAACTCAATAAAAAATCGCGGATCGTGATCATTAACGAGCCCTCCATTGAGAGCTCCGCTTATTATCAACAGCAAATGAAGTATTAATGCCGCTGCCGGATTTTAAATATTATCTGTTCTCCAAAGCCAAGCGCCCGCTGTACGTGGACGAGAAGGGTTTTGTGCAGGAAGGCTCGGAGCAAACCTGGCAAAAGCCCGATGGGCAGCCCGCCCACCTTCAGTATGCTCCGGACGGGTGGAAAGATACGCTGGTCAAATACGCCCGTAACATTAAGTACTGGGGATTATTCCGCGATATGACCGTGCCGATGAAGTTTGTGCGGGATGGCGGCAAGATCTTAAAAAACCGCATGTGGAATTTCGGGGTGGAGTGCATTTGTTACTTAGGCATTTTAAAACTGGACCGCACGCAGCTTCCCTACACGTATAAAAGCTGGTTTCTCTCGGAGATCAATTTTGTAAAGTTCAAACAAGGCCTTACCGATGTGCAGGTCGAGGCACTGGAAGGAGGTTTAAGCAAGTACCTCAAGGCCTATGAAAGCACGGAGTATAAGATTCCCATTGATGATGACGAACAGCACATCTCCGTGTTAATGGACGGCATGGAACTGGCTAACACCGGCCTATTCTCCGTGACCAATGGATTTGACCCGGACATCTCGGAGGCCTGGGAATTTGGAAGCCACTTGGTGGATTTGCAAATTGTCAATAAGGAAATTGAAGATATCGGTGGCATTGCGCCGGTCATTCGTACCAAAGTGCCCAATGACAATACCCAGATCACGGCTACCGGTAAATGGTTTTTTGAGGCTACCTCGGACGCCACTGTGGAAGTATCCTACAATTTCGATCTGAATGTAGAATACGTTCCGCCGCCCGGTATCAATCCAGCAGCCACTATGGCCTGTGTGGTTCGCAAGATCGATAAAAACGGCATTGGTACTTCTACCATCCTGGTGAGTGCCAGCCAGGCTTCCTTTCCCATTGGCGGTACCTATCACGCTGAGGGAACCAAATCCATTAGTGTACATAACGGTGACAAGCTGTATTTATACACGTTTGGCAATCCTTCGGGCAGTACCGGGGATGCACAGATGCGCTTTACCTACTCGGGCGCAGAACCGTTTTTAAAAATCAATTACACTTTTAGGCAGGCTCCTACCCAAAACAGTTGCCTGTGGCCTTACCGACTGGCAGAGAAGCTACTGGAAAAAATAACCGAGGCAGAGCCGGGGCGCTATACCTTGAAGAGTGATTTTTTAAAGTCCCTTACCTATGAAATTGCGATGGCCTCGGGAGATTCCCTGCGCCGCATCTCGAAGTCCTTTATTAAAACCACCCTTTCGGACTTCTTTAAATCCTTTAATCGCTGGGGTATTGGCCTGGGCGTGGAAGGCGACCAGCTGGTGATTGAAAAACTGGAGTACTTCTTCCAAAAAGGCGTGATCACAGATGTGGGTGAAGTAAAGGACGCCAGTGTTAGTGTATCCGATGATCTTTTGTTCAATACCATTAGCCTTGGCTATAAGCAAGAGGACTACCAGGAGATCAACGGGCGCTACGAATTCAACCAGGGACAGAAATGGGCTTTGCCTATTACCCGCGTCACCAAGGATTTGGACCTGGTGTCAGTCTACAGGGCCGATCCCTTTGGCATTGAACTGTTACGGATCAATTTCGGGGAAAAGAAAACCACCGACTCGGATTCGGATAACGATACCTTCTTTTTGAACGTGAAGAAAAACTTCACGTCTTTTACCACCACCCTAAGTTTTGGTACCCTGTTTTTAATCCCGGTGATCATCGTGCAGGGAAAGCCGGAGATGCTTTCGAAGTTCACAAAAGGAGTGCGCTTTTCGGTGATGGGCACTACGCTAAACGATGGCACCTACACGGTGACCGAAGACGCCCACCTGGGCGCAGACCCTTCGGTGTTTTTTATCCCGGTAAATAAGCCCCTGCAAAACGAGGATAACAAGGTGGCCACTTTGGAAATAGCCGGCTATATTTTAAACCGCCCGGCCTACACCTTGGTGGAAGGGCTTTTGTATCCCGGAACGGCGTTCAATATCGAGCTTTCGCCCAAACGCTCACTGCTTTTAAACGGTCGGTTTATCCGCTCCTGCATGGATACGTATTTGGACGCAGAGAAAGTCCGCTTTACTTCAGCGGATAAGAACACGGATCTAAAAACCACTTTAAATGGGGTTACGATCTCAGAACAGGAAGATGTGCAGATAGGCTCCTTAGGTGAGCTTTTGTTCCGTCCCTACTATTTCAATTTCACCACTCAGGTGCCGGTGAACCTACCGGAACTGGTAAATCAAAACCCTTATGGCAAAGTAAAATTTTCAGTAAACAATGTGGCCTTTTACGGCTTTTTAATGGACGGAGGCATCAAACCCGCCACCAACGATACCCAACAATGGAAACTGTTATGTGCACCCGAATCAGATTTAAAAAAGTTCCAGAATGCAGCATTTTAACTATCCGCTCATAAATCCGGTCAAGCTCGTAAAGTGTACGAACACCGTGCACTTTGATGACTCACTGACCGTGCAGCGCTTACGGAGCTATGAGTTTCGCACCTACTACCGTCAAAAGTGGGTGCGCTCGGACACAACCAAGCTGCAGATGCAAAGCTCCCTGGCGCCCGATGTGATGAAGGTGTATGACGTACAGGCCCACTTGGTAAAATCCCTTTCGTGGACAGCTGTGTATACCGCGACTGATTACAAGATCTGGGAGTTGACGTTTGATCTATCGGACCTACCGGAAGGGGTCTACTTCACGTATCAAAAAGTAGCGCTGCTGGGCATTACCTGGGAAGCTTTTTCAGAACCTATCCATTCTAAAAATAGCTGGCCCAATACCCTTTTGATCGAATATAAAAACAGCTTTAATGACTTTGGGGTAGCCTGGACGACAGGCCTTACGATGAAGTTCCGGGTAGAGGCAGACATCAAGGAGCCGGACTTTAAAAGTGATCGCACGGACTATGCCAACCAGGTGCGGCGGGTGTCCACGCTTAAAAACGTGCCCTGCCGGGTCTTTCGCTTCAATGTGGGAGAAGCCCCTGGCGTATCGCCCTACATCGTGGATATTTTAAACAGAATTTTTGGTTGTGACTGGATCCAGATCGAAGGCAAGTTTTACCAGGCGGATTTGGATGCCAAGTGGGAGAAGAACCAGCCGAAGAACTATCCCTTAATGGGCGCTTCCCTGGATATCGTGGAAGCAGAGGCGGTAGACAGTCTTTCCTTTTCTGATACCACGCCGCTGGCACCCGGCATTGTCACGGCGTACAATATTGAAACGGCACTGTTTGGTGGCCCTGCCATCGTGCCCATTTTGGACGTAGAAAAACAAAGCGACTGATGGTAATTAAGTATCAGATATCACCCTATCCCACACTCACGGAAAATATGTGGGTGCGTATCTGGGAAGCCCAGAGCGATACGCCGGACGCACCGGTATATGAACTGGAAATCCCTGAACGGGATGGATCGGGAACGCCCACGCCCGGCGCCGGTCACCAAGTACCCTATACCGTGACGGCTACCGGTATGGATACGGTCACCCATATTGTGCGGCTGTATACCAATAGCGGCACCCTGCTGCATGAGTACTCCGTGGAAGCCAAGGAAAACTTAGTTACGGTCTTTGATCCCATCCGCTTTAAAATAGGCGATGGGGGCTTAAATACCCCCACGGCCAATACGGCTACTTATACCAATGCGATTTTAATCGGGCTTTTGGACAAAGACTACCTGGTGTTTCGCAATAACTATGGGCTGCTCTTTCCCGGTATCCATTATACCAATAACCCGGACACGGGCGGCTTTACCCTCGCGGCTCCCGACATCTTTAACGGTGATCCGGTGGGAGAAGAGTTTACTATCCTGCAGCAGCCGCAGGCCGTGGAAACCATTGTCAATGATTCGGTGGTGGGCAAGTGGTTTGGCGGCTTTGTAGATGTGGCGGCCAACACCTCTTATGCACAGGCGCACCTTCGGAAATTGATTCGTTTTTCAGGTACCTGTACCTACTCCTTTGACTCGGATCCCCCTATTGGCTATGGATTTATATTCC